TGAATAGTGCCACCAACAGCGGATTTGATTGTTGTCGTTGAACCTGTGAAGGCTTGACCTACAGCATTCCTACCACCAAGCACAGCTGAAGAAGCGTCACGAATCTGAAATTGGTCTGCAGTTTGTGATGTCACAGATTGAATAACAACACCTTGACGTGCAAGGTTTCCTGTTGAAACGTGTATTGATGCGCCTGTAGGGTTGCTTGCACCAATAAAGAGCTTGCCACCAAAGTCCATACCAAGAGCTGTTGAACCTGCAGAAGTTTGTGCTTGAAATAGATCGGCAGTCTGAGAAGCAAAAGCACGAATGACGATACCCCTGTTAGCAGCAGCACCTAAAGGAATACCCAACTGACCACCTGGATTAGTTCCAGCACCAATTTGTGCATAACCAATAGGGCTAAATGCAGTTTGCAAAACACCATCGGAAGTTTGTAACTCTAATAAGTTTGCTGACTGTCCTGAAGCGCCTTTGATTACTAAACCTTTTACTGCTGTTGCAGCGTTTGTTATTACATGCCCACCGACAGTAAAAGCGTTTGCAGCACCTAATGATGCTTTACCTGCAAGGTCTGTTGTCAGTGATGTTACTTGTGCTTGTGTGACTGTGCCTGAAATGCTTGTTACTGTGCCTGAAGTGAAATCGCTTATCTGACTACGAGTTAAAGATAGTAAAGTCTGATCTATACCTACAATTGCTGAACCTGATGTGCCTGTATTTGTTATCGGTGATGTTACAGATACGACACCTGAAGAACCTGTTGCACCTGTTTGCCCTACTTCACCTGAAATAGCAAACTGCCATAAGTTATGCGAACCAGATCCGTTGAACTTGTCAACAGTGATAATGAGAGTCCCTGCACCAACATAGTTTGCTGTTCCTTCCATGTAATAGGTAGGTGTATCGCTGTGGATAGCTCTGATACGCATGCCTGTAACGAAAGCACCCTGATTACCTGAAACGAGAGTGAAAGTTTTTAGCCCTGAACCGATAGTTATAGTTGATGTTGAAGTTACCCCAGAATAGCCAGCACCTGTAGCCCCTGTAGCACCTTGTATTCCTGCAGTGCTTGTAGTGACAGTAACAGGAGTTTCTGTTATAGCGACAGCAACATCTTGCTCTGTGACTGTAACGTTTGTGTTTGATTCAACGACTGTAACAGTGACATCGCTCATCTAGTCACGTTTCCTGAAACAGTGAAACCGCCTTCAAGAAGCCTGGTCACAACACTTGCACCCGAAATAATCTCAAGGTCATAAGCGTAAGATCCTGCATCAACGGCACTAGATTGTGCTGAAGTTATAGCGACAGCAATAGTTCCCGCTGTGCCACCCAAAGTTATCCCTGTGCCTGATGTTAGAGATAACAGGTATGCTGTTGAATCGGCTGCTTCACGAACCTGCATACGAGATGTGTAACCAGTCAAGTTCAAAGCAGTTCCGCCTTGTGTGATAGTAAAAGTTCTATCCCAATCTGCACCCTGATATGCGGTGATGTTGTATGTGCCTGGATTTATCATTGACCTAATCCTTTACTAATCCAAAAAACTATGACCGAAGTCAAAACAGCTGTAATGACGGCAGGAATCCAAGCGTTCCTGTTCATCTGCTTCTCTAAGTCACGAATACGATTCTCATGATCGCGACTAGCATCCAATATCTGAATACTGTTTGCTTTTAGAATTTCTATGTCACGAACAATCTGCAACAGTAAAGCCTGATTTGTAGGTTGTTTAGGTTGCTCAGACATCAGTCATCACAGCCCCACAGAAACAGCAACAAACAGGGATACCTTCAGGATGTGGGGTATGTTGCTCATCACCCATAGTGCAGCCTTCAGTTTTACAGCTAATCATCGTCACCATTATCCTGCAGCCGTTCCGCTAGTCATTTGAACTGCAATCCCATAAACAGTAAAAGTTGCAGCCGAGTTGACACCACCATTATTGACTAAAGCGACAGTAACAGTGCCAGAAGTTACAGCATTCACTACAGGTGTAATAACAGCTGCGCTTGTAGATAAAGTGCATATTGGGGCAACAGTAAACCTAGAAGCAGGAAACGCTATAGCAAGAGTTGCTGAACCTGCAGCAGCAATAGCACCTGCAGAATACGCACCTGTGAAACCTGACACAGCTAAAGGCAGTTTAGTGAAGTTGCTGTTTAAATCGGCAGCCGTCAAGACATCACCGATAGACCAAGATTTTGTTGCAGACATTTGTTCTCCTAAACTCCTATTTTACTAGCCTAAAGTATCTGTATCTAAAATAGACAGAAACGTTGAATCAAGCCTTATCGGTAAATTATCTAAACTAGACACAGTAAAAGTGATGTGATCTCTTTCAGTGTCAGTGTTGCTGTTTATAGCAAGAATTTGATAATACTTATCAACTACCGAACCTGTTGCAGATGGCTGAAAATACACTCTAATAACATCTCTAAGCTCTAAACCTAAAACACTTGTTTGTTGCCCTGCCGTCAACGCTTCCAAAGCGACAGTTATAGCTGAAGCACGATACTCAGGCAACCTAAATTCACCGAGCAAACCTGCAGCAATACGTGCAGGCGCAACCATGCTAGAAGTCAAATTATCGGTTTGAGTATAAGATTTAGCCCCATACCTTGTCTGACCTGCAGTATCAACAGTCAAAGCGGTAGCGTTCACACCAACAACCTGCACCTGATTGTAGAGTTGCTCCCCACCATAAGCGACATCTAACTCTGTGAAAGGGATACCTGTGCCGTTAGCATACGCTGTGCCTTGACTATTAGCGTCAGCAAAAACAAGGATTGTAGGTGCTGTAGCAGTAGCAGCAGTAGAAATAGTCATGCCTGAGCTAGAAGCGTAAGCGTCACCTAACCAAGCGACATCGTATCTGTTTGTTGCATCAGAAGTGTAAGGGTTGTATGTGCCATCAAAATAGTTGACCCAAGCAGTTCCACGTTCAATCTGCAAGCCGTTAGCATAAAACTGATCTGCGCTAGTCGTGCCGTTAGTGAAAATGTATAGGCTTACACCTGCAGGGACACCTGAAGCAACAGTTACAGTGCCAGACATTTGACTCCAAGTAGCCGTTCCAATACCTTGAGTTGAAACAGACACTCCAAGACTAGCCCCAGAAGCATCTTCAATAATCAAGTCACCTTCAACAGTTACAGCACCTGAAGCAGCCTTAAACCAGCCAGACCAAACATAAGCTGTAGCGTTAGAGTCAGGATTATATTTGTCAACATTATTTTCGTGGTAACTCATTTCTGTTGCTAAAGATAAAACCTCAATTTTAGATTTATTAGGTGTCCCACCATAAGGCGGATTAGTGTTTGTCGGGGCAGGGTCATAGCCGTTATACCAACCATCTACTTCGCTTGCTGTTGCTGTGCCAGGATACTTTATAAGATTCTGTCTAGGCGTATTAGTCCATAAATAGTTTGTGAAACTACGATCCTTGAAAGTCAAAACGGCTGAAGCATTACTGAAAAAATCGCCTGGCTCAGTTCTAGCAAGATTCTGCAAATAAGACAAAACGTTATCTCCAGCATTATTGACATCCCCACCAACAGGGGTTTGAGTTGACTCAATCTTGCTGTATTCGCTAGCCCCAAAATTGTTGTAGTTCAAAACCCTTTTCATGCGATCAGAAGTTGACTCAACAACATACTGTGTGCCACCAGTAAAGTTTTGGCTAGAAGCCTTAAACAACTTATCTAAAGCAGTAAGAGTTGCCTGCCCATCAAAGCCAGCCTGCCCATAACTTAAATCCCATGACTGCACAACACCTGTAAAACGTCTAACCCCTGCAGTCGTAACAGTAACTTTCGCACCAGGTTGCACCATCGTATAGCCACCCACCACATACCAAAGAATAGAAGAAGTGTTTAGTGGGTCAAAAGTTCTATCGTTATTTACAAACGTGACTGATAGTGTGCCTGCACTATAGTCATCAAGTTGACGAGAAATACCCCTATTGATACTTATTGATTGAACGTAAGAAGTTACGTCAACATAA